TACCCTTCAAATAAAGATTTTGTTTGTACAATGTATGCAAACTTACATATCAGACAAAATAAGTTATACATGAGTGTATTTATGAGAAGTAATGATGCAATATGGGGTACAGCAACTGACGTAGCCTTCTTTTGTTCATTACAGATGCAAATACTATCTCATCTAAAACCTTTTTATCCAGATCTTGAATTGGGAACCTATACTCATGTTGCAAATTCATATCATGTCTATGATAGACACTATGACCTTGCTTCAAGAATGCTAGCTGAACCATTTACACCAATAACCTTACCGCCAATTGTATCAAACTTAATTGAAATAGATGGCAGCCAAACCGCAGATTTTAAAACGCTGTTTAATTCAATTACGTCAGAGTCCAATGATATTATTCTATTCCAAGATGGAGAAGATATTTTTAAATGGATATATGATAAAACTATTCAATCTAACTAAAAATGTCTCAAAAGCAACATAAAATAGATATAACATACATTAAAATGGCTCAAGTTTGGGCAGAGTTATCTCATGCAACTAGAAAAAAGGTTGGTGCATTAATTGTAAAAAATAACACAATCATATCAGATGGGTTTAATGGAACCCCTTCTGGCTTTGAAAATGAATGTGAAGAGGCTATCAATAATGAAGATGGTTCTTTTAAAGAATATAAAACTAAATGGTATGTTTTACATGCCGAATCCAATGCATTAGCAAAAGTCGCTAAATCTACTCAAAGTAGTGATGGTGCAACCTTATATATTACATATTCCCCATGCACTGACTGTAGTAAATTAATTCTACAGGCTGGTATTAAACGAGTTGTATATCTTGAAGAATACCGAGATATAAACGGCTTAGATTTTTTACGTCGTGCTGGAATTGAGGTTAAAAAAATCGACCATGATTTAATATGATAGATTCAGTAGATCGTACTCTCGAAATAATTTTCGTAAAGGATCAAAAACAATTCATTCAAATTTTTACTAAAAAGCAAAAATGCGATTATTTACTAAATGTAAATAAAATCATTAAAGAAAAATTTGATCAGGAAATTCTAGTTCCTAATAAAATACAGTCATTCTTAATTAATTATGAAATTAAGAAATTAATTGATAAGGCAATTAACGTAAGAAACAGAAAATACAATCGAATAATTTATGTTAACGCCGGCCTAAGTGCAAGTAATATTAACAATACTGTTAAATTCTTAAATACCGCATACTCAACAATTGACTTTGTTCCACACTTAATTGATTCAGACTTAGAGATTGGGGACCTAACTGGGGTAGATACAATAAAAAAGGGGCAATAAAGCCCCTTTCTTAATCTAATATACTTTTAAAATTTACAATTTAGTAATTTGAATTTTCCCTGAATAAATTAATGAATCTTCTGGGCGATTTTGGTCATTTATTATAACAATATCAGAATCATCATTTTTATCAACGGTTGATGAAACCATAATCGTTGCTCCGACTTCAATGTTTGAAGTATTTGAACTAATTACTTTAAACGCCTCAGTTGAGTCAGTTGTAACTTCTGAATCAATAACTGCAGTAACTTCAAAATCTCCAAATTCATTAGTTGATAACGCAAGAGTATACGTATCTTCAACCGCTTCTTTTGGTACCTCAGGTACTTCAAGTTTTAGTGGTTCTAATCCTTCTTCGGAAACCCATTGTTCAAATAATTTAATCAATTTCATTGATTTGGGCTTAATTTTCGTCTTCTTCAGTAGAAGGGTCTTCGTTGTCTTGATTGTCTTGATTGTCTTCTTCTTCCTCTTCTTCAGCAGGAGCGCACATCTTTTTAATAGCTGCACATAAAATATCGCAAACTTCTTCTTTTTCAAGTTCCATTTTTTCAGCGATTTCATCAATCATTTCTTCAAGAGCATCTCCGAAATCTGCCATTAGCATTTCTACTTGTTCTTGATCTACTTCAACTTCTTCCATTTCTGGAGTAGTTTCTTCCATTTCTGGAGTAGTTTCGTCTTCGGCTTCAGCGAACATATTAAAACCTTCGTTTTCATTAACGAATTGTTCAAAGCGTTTGATAGTACCTTCTTCAACAGCATTAACTGTTGCAATTGTTTGTTTTGCGTACATTGGATTAAATGGTTTTTTCTTTGCAGTTCTTGAAATTAAATCACGGGTTACTGCTTTCCACGTTGGATCATAATTATGATTGAAATTTCCACCTTCGAAATCGGCATTTCTGTCAACTACTCGTTGGTATCCTTCAAGTGATTTTCTTTTTGATTTATCAAAGTCTTCCTTTGAATTTGGTCCACCGAAGCCTGGCTTCTTTAGATCCATATGTTTATCCATTGAAGGATTATCTCGGCGTTTTACATTAAACATGTCCATTTTATAATAACTGTTATTTTATTGACCGATTCGAGTGTCTGTATATTTGTCTGCTGTAAATTGTGCAGTTAACTTATAAATTGAATTATCTGCAGTATAGTCAAGAACAGTTTCAGTCATTTTAGTTGGACCAAGAAATACTGGGGTAAATACAAAATCTCTATAAATTACACCAGCTCTATTAAACATTGTTACTTGAATACTTGCATTTGCATAATCAGTCTTTAGACCTTGACGACCAGTCAATGGATCATATATTAAATCTCCCCATGCTCTAAGAGCATTGTAGATATACATATCATTATTGTTATTTAAGTTAACCTCAAACTCAATATTAAACTGATGATATGTTTGAGCTGGCTTAGCTGGAGCATAAGTTCTTTGAGAGAATTTATAGTTTTGAGTAACTACTCCTGATCCTGATCCTGAATATTCTGGTAAACTTGTTACTTTAGTTACGTGCTCAAGCATTAAGTTGTTATTGAAACCTATTTTACCTGATACCAATGGTGGTGCCGTAATAATCACCTCAAATTGATTAAGGTACAGGGGTTCATATTTACCTGGACCTGCTGCTGAATTTTTAAAATGTGGTAGACCTGCCATTTTATCTCGTATTTTTTTAGTTATTTATTATCAACCGAATCACTTTGTTTACCAGGCTGCTTTTGTTTTTCAACAGGTTCACGTGAGTCGATTTCTTTCTGTATTTGTTTCTGTAAAGACATAATTTCAGAAGTGGTTTTAGTTCCTAATGTAATATTAGTAGCTTTAATAACATCTGCAATATCAAGTTCAGGTTTTTCTTTTGAGTAAATTGAATTTGGATCTGGTGTAAAACTTAATTCAATTGAAGGTAATACCTGAGCTAGTAAATTTCCTCCAAACTTAAATTCAATTTCATCAAAATCCGCAAATTCAAATCTTACTACTTTTGATAATAGTCCAGCTAGAGCAACTTCTGCCCAAATCTTTGTTCTGTTATCAATTTGTTCTCCAGCTACTTGTTTAGTTAGGTTATTTGAAACCTTATATAAAAACTTAATACCTGAAGAATAAGCTCCTCGACCCTCTTGTCCTTCTAAAAATCTTAATTTATCACCATATACCGTAACAGTATAGGCCGATGACTCTGCTTTTTGTGGTGCAGTAGTCGTTGTAGTTGTTGTATTATTAATAACCAGGTCCTGATCATTTGTCGTCACCTCTGGTTCTTTTTCTTGTGTAGGCTTATTACCTATAACCTCAGCTGCTTGAGATGACTCGGGATTAACTAAATCATCTTCAGGTTTGCCTTGAATTATTTGATTATTAGGTTCGTTTTCTTGTGCAGGTTTAGTATCTGTCTCTTCTTCGTCAGGGTCATCTAAAAAAGGATTAGGTTGACCTGCTCCTAGCTGCTTAGCTGCAGGTTGACCTGCCGGCAAAGATAATTCATCAACTTTCTCTTTTTTATCAGAGGTACTAGCTAATTTAGAGTCAATAACTTTATTGATCTCAACTATTAAGTCATTTAAAAGTGATCCAGATGTATACTTGGTATAGATTGGAGCTGCAAATGCTGACACATATTGTAAGTCAGGATAAACGTCAGTTTGATTTAACTCAATTGACTGTTTAGTTTGATCCCACTTTGGTTGTTGACCATTGCCTGGATTATCCCAAGTTATTTTAAAACTTGCAACCGATTCAGCTATTACTCCTTGTGCACTCAATTATTAACCTACTTCTTTTTCACCTTGGAATTCTTTTCCACGGTTTGATTTTTTGGTTGATGGATCAACTGGTTTATAGTTAGCCCAAATCTCATTGTAAATTCTACAAGATGCTCCCATAAAATTAACAATGCAAACATATTTCTTACGATCTTCACCTTTCATTTTGGAAATCTTTTTTCCAATACTACGAGCGTCATCTAAGTCCAATTGCTCGTCATCAGTTTTTCCAACTAAATCCTTTATTGAATTTTCCTGAATAACAAACGACTGAAAGGACGTGACCTTGTGTTTTCTTTGATCTGACATTTCAGAATGGGTTTTTTAATTACTTAGGCATTTTAGCCATGTTAGGCTCAACTTTCTTACTAATAGCTTTACCTTTAATTATCAATTTAGACATTTTAGAGTCTACTGATTTTTTAGGTGAAGCACCTTTAGTTGTAGGTAATTTAGAAACTTTCGTATCTACTGATTTTCCAATCATTTTACCTTTTCCTTTAGGAAGAGTAGACATTTCAGGTTTTACTGATTTGCTAATACCTTTTCCTTTTCCTTTTGGAAGTTCAGACATTTCAGATCCTACTGATTTAGTAGATTTTGAACCTTTACCTTTAGGCAACATTGCCATTTCTTGGTTGATTGCTTTCTTTTCTAAAAGAAATTGTGAGTAGTTTAAAACAGAATTGCTCATTTGTTTATATTATTTTTTAAGTACTTTAGAATGTTATTTATTAGCGACCCATCCTTAAAAAAGAAAAAGGCTCCCTTGTGAGGAGCCTTTTTGAGATTAGCTTATTAAATCTTATTATTAGTAAGAAGCAGCTGGTGCTACAGATCCTGTCAATACACCTAGACCTGTTACGTTCAAAGTAATGTATTGAGTTTCTGGGTGCCATCCAGCTTCAGTGATAGCATAACGAGATTTCATACCAATTTTTGGAGAGAAAGTTCCCTCTGCAATTGTTTGAAGAGACTCTGCCATGATATATGGAAGGAATTTAACACCTGGTTCTTCATCCGCACCTTTACGACCAATATGAATACGGTTATCGGTGAATTTCAAGTTAGGATCAACATAAATTGTTAAACCGTGTACTTTACCAGCAGGGTATAATTGACCAGCAGTAGATGGTAAATCGTTATTGAATGGAGAGAAAGTATAACCAGCTACATCTGCTAAAGCAGAAGCAACACGACCGTTAGTAACGATGTATGTACCTGCACCAAAACGACCTCTATGATAAATCAAGTTAGCCATTTCAAGAATTTTAGTTACAACACGACGTTGTAGAGTTGAAATATTCTCATATCCCATTGTTCCAACAGTTAGGTCTAAAGTAGTAATACCAGCACCTTCAACCGCATTAACTGCAGTTGCGTGAGTAGCTCCTAAATTAAGAACTCTATCAACTAATTTCTTGTTAATAGATTGAGCTAATTCGTTAACTGCTACGTTCTCTAACATAGAGATTACGTCAAAGTTCCAAACTCGGTTAAGATCTTGGATTTGTTCAACAGTTGCTGAAATAGAAACTTGATCTCCTTTTGCTTCGATGAACTTAGTGAACATACGAAGACCCATTTGACGGAATTTAGAACCTTCTGCAGTTTGACGAGCCATACCTTCCATTTGAGTTCCAGTAGTTCCCATAAAAGGACCATTGAAGTCAGATGTAGCATAATCAGCGTCAGATACTGAAGTAAAACCAGAAATATGGTTTTCTAAAGCAGAAACTAATTCAACTTTGTTATCAGCAATACGGTAAGTTGCTACCGCAGTACCTGAAACGTCAGTTGCATTAGCTGGTTGAATATCAACGTCAACTGCAAAGTAATCAGCAAGAGTACCACCATCATGAGATAGGATAACTTTGAAGATTGGAGAACCATCAACACGTGATTTACCAACAAATTGTAAAATCAAGTCAGTGTTACTTTCGTTAACACCATAGTTAGAACCTTCAGTAAATGGAAGAGTTGCTACTGTGAATTTAGCACCACCAGCTGGGTTTTCTAACAAACCTGTGATTTTAATCAAATATGGTTCGTATTGCTTGTCTACGTTACCACCTTGGTATACATAATCCAAGTAAGGTAAGAAACCTACTGGAGAATCCATAGGAACTACACCAACTAGGTCAAAACCAATAGTTTTAGCAGCTACTTGGATAGCAACTGGTAAAAGGCTTGGGAATTTATCACCAGAACCAGATACAGAAGCACCGTAACCGTTTTTAGCACCACCTGTGAATGGAGTCATAGAACTTGTTGGAGAACTAATTGCACCAATAGAACTGATAGAACCTGGTTGTTGTAAGAATAAACCTGGAGCTACGCCAGTGTTTGATTCATTGATTGAACCTGCATTATCGAAGATAGCATGATTGTGAGCGTAGTCAACTAACCAAGGGCGAGTTGTAACGTTTGCACCATAACCTTCTAAAATTGGGGTCCAAGTTTCTTTAATTGAAGCGTCGTTCAATTTTTTGAAAATTTTTGTTGCCATTTTTTAAAAATGTTTTTTTAATTTTGTGCTCTTCTTTTAAGAGCGTCCATGTAGTTATTAGAATAACCACGTAGACTTTCGTTTATTTGGTTTAACGATACGTAACCTTCTTTACCTTGGTTTTCGTTAATAGAATTATTATTTATAATTGTTTCAGTTGCAAGTCTCTCATTAACTCCTCTTAAATCGCGAGAATCCCAAAAAGACTTAACTTGATATGAAGTATTTAAAGTGAAGTTGTTAGCTTGAGAAGCCATCCAATTTCTTTCTCCGTCAGTCATACTTTCAAATAATTGCTTGTATGCAGCTGGCATAAGTTTAATATAATTAGGCGTGTTTTCAACTTGTTTGTTAAGAACTGCTTCCATAATATTAACTACTTCAGCTTCGTTAAAGTAGATAGCTCCTTGCATTGTTTCAACAATTGCAGATTTAGTAGGCTGATCTAAATTATAGAATGCTTGCTTACGACCTTCAGTTAACAATTTTAAGAATGGATATTTGTTTTCCAAAATAGATTTAGCTGAATTTGATTTAATGTGAGTTAATAGTCCATCAACTGCTCCAACTAGGTCATCAACTGAAGAAGTTTCATTAACT